CATCTGTTTCGAATTCCTGAATGGCTCCCAAGTTCTGCAGCGTGGTGAAGTAATCTATTAATGCAGCTTTTAAAAGCAATCTGCCGTCAGCACTGTTATTCACTTTCCCAATATAGGAAGCTTCGAAAATGGAGGTTATATCATTCCTGATTCCGTCAATAGTGCGAATAACGCGGTTCTTTTTAAGCATAGCCCCTTTAGTTGCTGTCGTAGTCGTCAGGGAATTGATATCATAGACAACCGTCACATTCTGTGCACTGTCCACTTTAAAAATAAACTTCCCTGCTGTAACTGCTGTTTCCATTTCTGATCGGGTCATGCGGGGGACAACGTCAATGACTCCCATTACAGTCTTACCAGTGTTTGATGTGGTAATGCTTGCACCGGCGGTAGCACCTCCGACCCACGCTGTAACCTCTGCCGCCGTAAGGGTTTCATCTGCCGATGTTTTAAGTCCTTGCACCACGTTGATAATAGCTTCACTGTCCGCTGTATGGTTAGCAATAACAGCCGTACACCATACTCCCTCATCGTCTCTCATGGCTTTAATCCAGGTAACGATAGCCGTTTTTTCGGTGGCGTGTTCTGTATCATACGGATAAACCAGCGTATCGAACTTTTCTGTTCTGAGTGCAGCAAGCGCAGCTGTAATATCGTCTGCGTCATGTGTTGCTGGAAGCTTATATACTTTGACCTTCTGTGCATTATACAGTGCCAGATTTACGAGTTTCTTATCGGCTGCCGTGGCGCTCTCCGGATAAGCCTGATCCGTTGCTGTGATCGTGTAAATGGCTCCGTCAGTGCCTACACTTAACTCCTGCAAAATTACCACAGTCCCGCGGTCGCCGGGAGCAATGGATAACGGCTCATTTGTGACGACGTTGATATACGCACCGGGCAAAACTTTATTTTGTGATGTCCATGTTCCTGCCATGTCAATCCTCCTTCATATTTGTATTGGTTTCCAGTTCCTGCATGGGCGTTTCACTCGCAGATAAGACCTCAATGTAATCTACCGTGAACTGGAAGTGTAAAACATCGTCGGTCACTTTAAAGGACCGATCTTTCACATAAAAAGAACCCTCCAGAACGTGGAAATGTCTGGAAAGCTCCTCTTGCATCAACCTGCATTTGTTTAAGTAATCTTTTGCCTCTCCATCTGGGAAATACTTCAAATCAAATTGAACAGATATACGCTGCTTGCCATTAATAGAACGCACCGGGGAAAAGTCAATTTGTTCCACCAAGAAAGCAGGCGTAGTAAAATTCTGTGGTGTATTGTCCCTGTAGACTTTCGCAGTAGGATTAACGATCTTACACTCAGCTGATATACCCTTGTATACATCATTTATCATACTTCTTTCCAATCCTCTCGATTTCAGCTTTGAATAAAGTAACCAGCCGTTTATTAATATAACTGACACCCTTTTCAAGCATATAATGTCCGGGTACAAATCCGGTGGTTTCACCTGCCTTGTTTACAGTCCTATGTCCGTCATTGACATATGAAGAATAATCCATAGTATTTACAATAGATTTTTTAACTCCTTCCGCTCCTTTAACTGCTGGGGCAGACCTCCAAGCCTTTCTCATGCTTCCAGAATCCACAGGTGTATTTTTCTTAATATCCGCAACCCCTTCATTTACAGCCTGATTTAATATCTTCTTGTCAAGTTCGCCTATCTCTCCAAGTTCTGCCATTAGTTCCTTACGGAATTGGTCTATCATAGCCTTATTGTTACGGTAATTACTGCTGCTCATGCCTTTCCGTCCTTTTCAATCTTGCATTGCCATTGAAAGCGGTACGGGTGACACTCGCCCAGCTTGACAGTGACCGGGTTCCCTTTTCGGAGAGTGATAATTACCTTATCCCCAGGCTTCATGTCATAATCAAGTCCGCAAAACAGCTGGGCTGTACTTAGCATGATGGGAACCCCGTTTTCTGCTGTGGTCTGAGATGAAATACTATACCGGCACTTGGCATTTTCTATAATCTTGGACTCCTGGTTTGTCTCAAAACCATCATCGTCCTCACCAGATATATACCGGTATACGTCCATCTTTGCATCATACATTCGCTCATATGGATTATACATAACCTCTCAACCTCCTATGAAGCCGTAGGGCTGTCTTATCACTGTCAGACAACCCATATATACCTTCTTTACCGTTGGCTCCACTGGTGACGTATGTAATAGTTCCATCGCCCTCTTTAATGCTTGCAATGTCCTGTACAAAGCTATCACCACTTACAGCCTCATAATCTATGATACCTTTTGCTTTCTTTCTAATGATTCTTTCCAGTACGTCCGGTATCATTTCAGGATTGATATTGCAGTATTCGCAGACGAGCAGGATGACATCGGAGATGGTCAAATCCTGCATCTCGTCCTCAATCTTAAGATTGTTTTTTACTGCTGTGAGCATCTCCGATTTTGTCATATTGCCTCCTTATCCAATCTTGTGTTTAAGGGCTACAATACGGATCTGCTTCGGCTCATAAACGCGCTCATAGTTAATGGCATTCATCAGCTCCGCTTTTGTAGGCGTCTCTACATGCTCGCGAGCTAGGTTAGTCCACTTGATACCTCTGGGGTGCATGATAAAAGCTTTACGGCTGATAAGGTAATCCACGCCGGACCCCTTTCTTTTCTCTCGATCAACCTCCGTCGGAACGAATCCGACTGGCGAACCGTTTCCAAATGCAATAGCACCTTGCCCGAATAAATATGTAGTAAATACATCGCCAGTTACCGGGCAGCCATCATCTACAATAACTCTGCGCCCCTGGTATACCTCGAATTCCACATCGTTAGAATCTCTCTCAGTGGAAATAAGATTGAGCTTTTTAAGGTATGTCTTTGTAGCACTGTGCATACTAACAGCAGTAAGCTGTCCCTGAGCATCTCCTAATAACTGCACGGCGTCAATAAATGCACTTGCACTGATTTTCTGAGCCGCCGCGGATCCCATAGAAGCAATATCAAGAATATGATCTTTTAGAGGAATCACTGTCTCGCTCTCCCCATTGGTATAACTTCCGAAAGCACCGGATAATACCTGGATCAAGATCTTCTGGTATTCTCTAACCCAATACCCAGCCTCCAGATTTCCGATAGCTGCCATAGGGTCACTACCAGCAAGGGCTGCTGAAAGATCCGTTGCCGCCCACAGATTTGCTTTTCGAATAGTTGTAGACACATCCTGATTGGAAGTAATCTTTTTTGCTGTCAGATCTTTGTCTTCAATAATATCTTCAGAGTCACCGGTTAAATCCTCGAAGAATGGCATATTGTGGATTGGGGCTGCTTCACTTGCCAATCGGTCAAACTCTGCATTATTGGTAATAATCCCGCTCTGAAAGAGGGTGGATTGCTCCATAGTGCGATTTACTACATATGGTGTGTAAAGCTCTGGAATAATAACATCTGATAATTTAGTTGCTGGCATTTAATCACCTGTTCCTTTCTTTTAAACATTAAATAGTTACGCCGGCTGCTGCGGCCAGCTCTCTTGCCCTTGTTGGGTCGTCACGAAGAAGCTTTCCCTGCTCCGTAAGGTTAAAACTCTCTTTTACAAACGGATTCTTTGCTGACGGATTTCCGCCGCCCGCTGGCTTATAACCTCCGCCATTATCAACCTTAAACAAATGTGGAGAAGCTTCCTTCAGTGGTTTCAATACATCGTCGACACCGACTGGCTTCCCCTCTTTATCAAAGGTAAATTTATCAAGCCCACCCTGCTTATAAATGATATAATCTGCATCTGTAACACCGGACTCTTTAAGCTTGTCTTTAAGGGCATATTCTTTCTGGGTGTTTGCGGCAGCGTCTTTTAGACCTTTAATCTCGTTCTCATAGTCTGAAATCTTATTCTGGAGACCTTCGCTTCCCTCTGAGTCCTTTTTCAGGTCACTAATGGTCGTATTGGCCGTTTCAAGCTCCTTGACCTTGTTGTTATACTCCTGCTTCGGCACTGCATGTTTTGGAAATTCTGTGTTGACAGCTTTCATGGCAGCTTCAATATCCAACTTCCCATCTGTAATTACTGCATTTTCTAAAATTGTTTTTAACCAATCCATTGTTATTTCCTCCATAGATTTTTATTCCCGCTCTCCGGGTATTGGGATTCAGCCAGTTATACCCATGGCAGGGTAGGTGGTAGTTTACCCTCGTCCCGGAGCATAAAAATAACACCCAGGGTAATCTGCGTGCTTTTTAACTATATTGTTCAATAGGAGGCTTCACCCCGCCGCCCAAAGGGAGATTGTGGATCACCTCCTTTCTGTTGCGATCGTCGCAACTTTTTAATGTAAAAATACCACCAGCCATTAACTGACTGATGGTACTAAATAATTAACATAGTTTTTATTTTTTCTGCTTCTTCCTCTGTTATTTCATCGTATTCCCAATCCTCACCGATAAATATGCAGCATTGTTCCGGAGAAGGTTTCCATTCTTCTAATTCCTTGTTGTAGCGCTCAAACTCTCCGCCGATGAAACGATACAAGCGTCTTGCCGTTCTCTTGTTCTTTTCATAGCCATATACAAAATAAAAATCCTCCATGAGACCTCCTATTTTATCTGATCAATATTTAAAGGTATCTCTAATTGAGATGATAGTTCAAACATTTTATTAGTAAGGACATTACGTCTTTCGGCACTAGTAGTATCTTTACGATGCACTTCGTACAAACCATGCATTTCTTTACTGTCTTTTAGTTTATAACTTTCAGGTGTGTGGAATTGCACCTCAAACCGCTGCCCTTCCGGTGTCTCAAAAACGCAATTCACGCCTTTATATGCAGACCTTTTATTAAGCCAAGTGTTTTTGACTTTTACAGTCTTATACCCCATGTCGGTAAAATGCTTTGATACATTTTTATAGGAATCTACCACAGACAGGGCATTGCTCTGATAAGTGTATCGAATAACATCGTTCGTTGAGTTAATGGTATCTTTAATAATCTGTGAATCCAAGCTATGCTCACTATCAGTACCTACTTTTCGCAGGAAAGAATCCTTTGATTTTATCCGGTTTTCCAACCCTACTAATGTCACTCCGGTGTCATTAGATATCTTTTTCAGATCGGCAGTGATAGCCGGCTCTTTAAGGATTATCTTGTTGTAAGCATTGGTCTTACGGTAAAGCGCCTGTACACTCTTCCACTTCTCCTCATCATTATACTTTAATTTTTGGAAAGAATCCAGTGTTTCAGGAGCGTCTTCTCCAAGAATATCTTTATACCGCTCAAACTGCTCCCTGTCTGCTTTTTCATGTTGAAGTTTCTTTTCAGCCAGTGCCTTTTTAGGATTATTTCCTACGTACTCAGCGTGCCACTCTTTATAAGACATTTCAGCTGAAACTTTGTAAGATTCTCCTGTTTCCGGGTCTCTGGCAACTTTTGTCATTCTATCTGCCGGCGTGTCCTCATAGTATGGTGCATCTGTGCAACGGCATAAAGGGTGCATAGGAGCCATATTAACACCAACTACCGCTTTATCAACATCAAACTTCTTTGTATCCAGCGGTCTGCACACCTCACATGTCTTACTGTCCAGAGTGGCAATATATTCATACTTCTCTACTCCGTCCTCTTTGTAGGCATCATGCGTAGCCTGTGACATCATAAAACTGGCCTCAGTATGCAAGAGCCGATATGCCTCCCACTGTTTGGTCTGAAATTTCTTTGCAAATCCCTTGCTTATTGTACTAGGGTGTTTTCCCTGTATCATCATGGTTGTCATGGACTCCATAAGCTGCTGTTGCAGGTACGCCTTTTGCTTCCAGAGCCTTGTGGAGAAATTAGCTCCATCAAACGGATAATTGATGTAAGTATCAATCAATCCAGGGGATACCTGAGCAAAATCTTTATGAAACCCGGTGTATTGGTCGATGTTGTACCATGTCCGATAGTAAGAATCTTTAAATACCTGTCCCAACGTCAAGGAGCCGTTATATTCATAATCAACCGCATATAGCTGCTGCAGGACAGCGTCGACCTGTTTTTCTAATGCTTCGTACCGGGTGATCCTCGCCTTGATGGACATGTTCTCCACTTCGAGATCGTACTTTCCCATGTTTGCCTTAACCTTGTCGATAAAGTCATTAAGATCCCCAACCTCAGCCTTTGACAATAGCTTGCGAGCCTTGGCATAAGTTACCCCGTTCTCGTCCGCGTACCGTAGATAAAACGTGTCTATAACCTGCTGTATCTCTTTCTTAGACTGAATAAACGCTTTTTCCAAATCGGCATAATATTGGTTGATGGTCTTTTCGCCAGCTAAATACCGGGCGACTTGCCTATCCTCCCAGTAAGACATTAGCTTTCATCTCCTTCAAGGCCTGGGGCTCCATTTTCAGATAGCATATCGGTAACAGTTTTATCGCGTTCCAATTGTTCCCCATCTTCTTCCTTTATGGTCTCCATCTCTGCTTCCGAATCTTCCACCCAGGGGTGATGTGCTACAATTGTCGCCCGTGAAATAACTCCCATGCTCTTATCTGCAATATCCGCTAATTCCGTATCATTCTTAACACTGGTTCTGGTCCATGTCTGGATAATCGTATCTTCCTTGATGTTTATATTTTGTAGACGACACACACAGCGAATGAATCGCCCAAATGCAAGCTTAAATTCTGTTTCTTGCAACCCTGCTTTCAACTCTAACAGAGAGTATAGAAAATTGAGCGCCACG